CCATCTGGGTTACTGTCAAAGCATCGTTGTAATGATGCCTTACTAATGATTTCATTTGCTGGTTTATATATTGCTATGCACATAATGCACTCTCCTTTACGTAAGTATGTAACTCTTTGAATTCTTTTTTGGTATTTTCTAGCCATGTAATGAAAGAACTAAAGCTTGTCTGCTCTTTAAGTGTACCAGTAAGAGCTGCTGGTTGGCAATAACCTATCATTGCCTTTACGAATTGCATGCGTACCTTGAATTCATTTGTATTCTTAGGTGATGCAAAGATTCGTAATTCAATTGTCTTCTTGTTTTGTAGATTGACATAGTTATATCTATCTGCATGGTCGTCACCAATGTGTACCTTGTAAGGTTTCTTGATGTCATATGTTTCATTAGCCCGCTGATAGTTAGTAGACTTTCTACCTGCTATAAGGCGAATGAATTTCTCATTGTCATCACGATTCATAAACTCTACAAGTTTACCCGCACCCATTTGACTAAGTGCAGTACGACTGATGTGTACATGCATACCACATGATGCATGAGGATGTATCCACTCTGGTAAGCCATCTAAGAAGGACTCATACTTGAGCATGTGTTGAGCATAAGAAGCTGGTCTTGATACAATCTCAAAGCCGTTGCGTATTGAACCATCTTCTTTCATAAGCGAATGATTGTATAAATTATCACCGACATATAATCTAGCTTCCTTTCTTTTTTCTACTTGATATTCTATTTCAATACCTAGGTATGGTTCAGTAGTAGATTTATTTCTTTTGTCAAAGCCTAATGATTCTTCTACTCTATGACTGTAATTATGTACACGATAAGTAGTACCTAGACAGTCAACACATAAACCATCACGAGTAGTATCAACAACTGATTTAGTATTGCATTCTGTACAGTGTGTAATTTCTACTGTACTACTATCATATACAGAACCATCAATCATAATCTCATTACCTAACAACCAATTATGAGAATGATTATCCATATCATAACCTAAAGCTGATAAGTCAAGACCTTTGACATGCCATTTTCTTGTACCTGAAATCATATTACTATCAAGATGATTTTGAAAATCAACAGTGTATGTTGAGAAACAATAGTTAACTTTTGGATATATATTTTCAAGGAAATCATTCATCTTTTCTACAAGATTTTTGGTAGACATAATAAATAAATCAGCTTGACTAGAATCATTTGCTACACTAGTTATACTATCTTGTAATGTTTTTAACATTATCTTAGTAGCAAAAGAATTATTAGCAAAGCCTTTAGCTCTACGCTTTAGATGATTCTTAAAGCCAGACTTTAATCTACCATCTAAGTAATGCATTTCTAATGGCTTAGCTTTGTAATACAATGCATCACATAACCAATCATAACCACGACTACCATAATGAGCATCTTCTTTACAAGACATTAAATCTGTAGCAAAGTCTTTCATTGGTGTACGTCTATAAGTTAACCATTGCTCTGGTGTAAATGCTCCTAAACATTGTTCATATAAGTCAGCATTGATACGCATGTCATTATAAGCAACAGACATAAGTTTATAACAAGGTATATGTCTATACAATGGCATTGGACCTATAAAGTTTCTAATGTGATGATAACTTGCTTCATTCCAATCATGATGATGATGATAGCTTTGTCTGTGTGTTGATTGTATAACAAATAGGTCATCAGTTACAAATTTTTTATCACCTGGTTGTACATAAGATAAAGAACTATCTAATGGAAAGGTATTAAAAAATGTAGTATGACTAATAGGTTTCATTTGCATGCTCCTTTAATGAATTCAAAGACATCACGAGGTGGTTTTTTGTATGCTTTTATTACACGAAAGCTTGAACCACTTCGTTTAATACGCACACAATTATCCCACCCATCTTTCCAGAATACATCAAACAAGTTCTTTGTTATGTGTTTAACTACCATAACATATACTCCTATATAATTAAAAAATTTACTATAAGAGACGAGGCTCTCAACCTTGTTGAGCCTCGGCTCGCATGTTGCTTATTTCATTGATGAGTATATCACGACTCATTACACTTGGCAAGGGAAACTTACCAAATAGTTTATGATACTGATAACAGTATTCTTCTTGCAATGTTTCTAACGCATATTGCTCTAACGAAACAGTATGATACCATTGTTCTTGAGACATAGTATACTCCTATTGATTAAAGAAAAGAAATATTGCTAAACCTGATAGATAAATTAAACTAAACCATTCCATATTATACTCCTATACATTGAAAAAAATCGCATATTGCATGACCGACTTATAGTTCTTTCAGCACCACCATTTTTGCATTTGAATTTAGTCATACTATTGTTTATACTCTTTCTATGGAATAGAAAGAAGTATATAGTATATTGTAAATCAAAAATATGTTTTATCATTTTTGAACCTGAGCCCATAAAAAAAAAGAGAAAGAAGATATAATCTCCTCTCTCTTTAAGTGTGAATAAGAATAAATTATGAATTTGATTTTGCTTGCATACGAGCCTGAATTTCAGCTTGTTGAGCAAATTTAAAATCATTAACATTTTTTATAAGAACATCAATCTCTTGACAAGTTTGATAGTTATTATATTCCATTGCTTTCTTTTTGCACTCATTTAAAAGCATGATACTTATTCCAAGTAATGCATTAGGCGAACTATTCTCAACATCTAATGCTTCTTTTTGGTCATTTCTTTTTTGATTAAATGCTGCTGTTTCTTCTTTAGTCCAAACTTTCTTTGCGTATGTAGCCATTTTTAAATCTCCTTAATTTATAATAAAAACTTACAGGGGAAAAAAGCCCCTCGTAAAACGACGGGCTTTTTGTACCACTCTTAATATATCTCAATTGGTGCATGATATATTGGGTCAGAGGCTAAGTCACTTGCACACTTTCCATTTTCTACATTAGCTTTATTCCAGTAACAAGGGTCATTAGCTGAATTAGCCATTCTTTCTAATGTATCCTCTTCTCGTTGAGCGTCTACTTCAGGTAAGTCTACTCGAGAGTTGGGTATGTACTGTAAGAATCTATACCCTGTATCAAATAACTCATCTGTTAATTCAGTAACTACTTTCATATGACCTGTGTCTTGATTGACTACTTCAAGAAAATTATAACTGTTAATCATGTTATACTCCTTTAAAAATGAGGGTGAAACGCCACCCTCTAAGCGTTAGTTATTTCTCTCTTTTTTTCCAGTGACTAGGATTATTTTCGCCTATCTGAAAGTATTTAGCTAGAAATGATACGTCAGAGAGTATGTCGCCATGAAATCCATGCTCACCCATTGCAAAATCTAATGAGTTCTCGTCAGTTCTGTTGTTGTCAGATTGTCTTACTAGTATTGTAATTAGATTTCTTAGCTGTTCTTCTTGTTTGTTGCTAATTACTAATTCAGTTTGATGCTTTGGTGTTGGATGACTCATTGTAGTTCTCCTTTAGTTATTAAGAATATTTATATATATAATACCTTGCTGTTGGCATACCCACTGCAAGGATATTAATTGTTGTCAAGTAATTCATTATTAGAAAGACACGTGCAATCTCAGGGTATCTGGTTTTACCCTGAGTTGTGCTGTGTTTTCTTATGATAAGCTACTTTATTACTATTAATATCCATGCTTAAGAAAGGCTTCGAGCTTGCTCGATTATAAAGCCTTTCTAATTGTGCCTACCGCTAGGTATTATATATATATACACCGTGGTCTCGACTTAAAAAGGTAGATGCTCTAAGCCTTCCGTGGTCGGAAGGTGTTCACGTTAAGAATCCGTGCTCTTTGGTTCTTATAGGATTCTCTTGCGTGATAGAGTATCCTTCGACACATGCGTCTGCCCTAGCAGACCATGGCACTTGTACTTGTCGAATCTTTTTAACGATAGACTCGAGACCTGATGCCTAGATTATGTTCCGTCTAGGCTACCGTCCACGTTTGGGTTATCTTACGTGGATGCCGAAGACAATATAACTACATGTTCTGGGTTATCAACACTATTGTATTTGATTTTGGGTGTAATTAACATATACATTAGAATATTAATAACTATATCTTATAGGAAGAGTATATTAATATAACATATGGTTATATAACAATAACTTAACAGTGGCATTGATAGATATATTATAATGTAACTTAACAATCACTATTGGCTAGCAATTATTCCCCAAGGAATAATTAATCATGTATAATTCCCCAGAATTATATGTGATTGCCCCCGCCAGGGGGCTAGCTAGCAGTATATATATATGAATTGCAACTTAAAAATATCTAACAGAAATTATTGGGTTAGAAAGCAGTCGCTCTTGCTCCTTTATCTATAGGGGAGTGTAATTATTTCAATATATCTTTAATTATCTATTGACTTTCAATTAAAAGTATGATATAATATTAGTATAATAAGTAATTAGATAGTTAGTTATAGTTTTATAGTTATAGTCTTACAGTTATGTAATTATTAATTATGTAAATCATAGTATGATAGAGAGGAGACAAGTATGGCAGTAGTAAAGTTTAAACCACACATGATGTATTCCAAAGCTGGTAAAGGTCAAATGGCGTTCACTAAAAAGAAACACTTAGCTCTCAAAGCTAAAGGATTTACTCACACTAAGCCTAAGAAAAAATAATGTCAGAAAATAATATAAAGATTAGAGGTCGTGGGGGTAAAAGCTCTACAGGGCATAGCTCTAATATAAGTGTTTCTAAGAAGATTCAGCTTAATAAGGATATTTCTATAACTCCTCATGTAGGGACATTAAATAATAGATATACTAAAAAAGTTAATGAAACTGGGTCTACTGTAGGTTTCCAAAGTAAAATTAAAGTAAATAAAAACCTTGAGTTTACTGGTGGTATAAGTAAGACTAAGAGTAAAGTAAAAGGTTCTAACTGGTCTAGTTCAAATGAAGGTACTAGAGCTAATGTTGGTCTCACTTGGCGTTTTAAATAATCCTTGACTTTCTTTAAGTCTTGTGTTATAATATTAGTATGAGTAAAAAATCGTTTAAGGACAAGATGGGTAGATATCGTACTCAATCTCTTTTTTGGGAGATGAGAGATGAATCTATGGTACCAGTTTGGTGCATGAAGGACTATGACCTTGTTAAAGGTAATAAGACCTATCCGTCTCTAAAGAATATATATATGTCTTATGAGCACGTTCCGGGATACGAGTATGACTTTGCTTTAGATAACCTAGGGTCTTGGGACCACTGGTTAAAGCTATGTAACGACACAACACCACAAATCAAAGATATGATAAAGGGCTGGAGAGATGAGTTAGATATTCGTCTAAAAGCTACAGGTATTAAAACAATTATGAAGCACAGTCTGGATGATGACCCAAAGGGTCTACAGGCAGCTAAGTACCTTGTAGACAAGGGCTATGCTGTCAAAAAGGCTGGGCGCCCTTCCAGGGAAGATGTAGAAAGAGAACTTAAAACAGATGCTAGGGCTGTTAGAGAACAGCAAGCTGACATGGACCGTATTGGTCTTAAACTCGTAAACGGAGAAAAGTAACATGGCATTACCATTAATACCTATAGCAGCAGGAGTAGCAGCAAGATATGGTGCTAAGAAACTGGCTAAGTACTTAGTTAAAAGAAACACTAAGAAAAATGTAAAGGTTCCCTTACTGAAATCTAAAAAAGTAGATGTATCTGATTTAAGATTTAAAAATAATGACCCATTCGCTCAAGATAGACTACATCTAAGTCCACTACGAAAGACTCTTCCTAAAAAATAGGAAATAAACAATGCCCTTCATGACAAAAGGTAAGAGAGACTATAAAAAAGAATTAGCTTGGGAAAAAAGAAACCCTGAAAAGAATAGACAAGGTAAAAGAGTAATACGAAATAGAAATCATAATCAAATGGTTGCTGATGGTAGTTCTAAACAAGTAGACCATAAAGATGGTAATCCAATGAATAACAAACCAAGTAATCTACAAGTTGTATCGGCTAGCTATAACTTAAAGAAAGAAGCAAACAGAAAGAAATTTAAATCAAGGAAAACATAGATGGCTAAAATTACACTCCCTACCATTGCAGCAGGCTTTGCTAGTAATACAGCATTTAATACTGCATATGACTTAATAGAAGCAGAGTTCCAGAACAAAGTACTATATCGAAATAATACTTCTGGTGAAACTAATACTATGCAACAAGCTCTGGATATGGATGGCGAAGCTATTAATAATGCTGGAATGGTTACAGCTACAGGACTTACTGTTGCTGGAGTTAATTTAACTGCTAAAGTAGCGGAAGCAGCAGCCAGTGCAACAGCAGCTGCATCAAGTGCTACAGCAGCAGCTAGTTCTGCAACAGCAGCGGCAGCTTCATATGATTCCTTTGACGACAGATATCTTGGAGCTAAGGGTTCAGCACCAACTGTAGATAATGATGGTGATGCTTTATTAACAGGTGCTATCTATTTTAATACTTCTAGTAATCAAATTTTTGCTTGGACATCAGGAGATGCCTGGGTAGCAATTAAACCTACATCTTCAGAACAAACAGCTATTACTGCTGTAGCAGCAGATGCAACAGACATTGGTGTTGTTGCTGGTAAAGCTACTGAGATTGGTAGATTAGGTACATCCGAAGCAGTTGCTGATATGGCTATTTTAGCTACTGATGCAATTGTAGCTGATATGGCATTACTTGGTTCATCTGTAGTAATTGCAGATATGGCTTTACTTGCATCAGATGCAGTTATTGCAGACATGGCTATTCTAGGAACTAGTGATGTAGTTACAGATATGAATGTTTTAGCAACATCTGATGTTGTTACTGATATGAATGTTCTAGGTACATCTGATGTTGTAACAGACATGAATGTATTAGGAACTTCTGCTAATGTTACAGCGATGGGTCTTTTAGGAACATCTGCTGTAGTAGCTAATATGGCTGTAGTTTCAGCTAATGTAGCTGGTGTAAATAGTTTTGCTGATATATATAGAGGAGCATTGAGTGAGGCACCAAGTGGTACAATTACCACAGGTTCTTTATATTATAATACAGGAAGTGATAAATTATTTATTTGGACAGGCTCAGCCTGGTCTGAAGCAGCCTTCTCAATATCAGGTACAGTAACAGCGTTTAATTCACGAACTGGTGCAGTAACTTTATCAAGTGCAGATGTTGTTGCAGCTTTAGCTACAGGGGCTATTGCTACTGCTAAAATTGCAGATGATGCAATTACTACGGATAAATTAGCTAACTCAATTAATTCAGCTATAACTGCTAACACAGCTAAGACAGGAATTACATCAGGACAGGCTAGTGCAATAATAGCTAATACTGCCAAGACAGGTATTACTAGTGGACAAACCTCTGCTATTACAGCCAATACTGCAAAGGTAACTAATGCTACTCACTCAGGTGAAGTAACAGGAGCAACAGCTCTTACTATAGCTGATAACATAGTTGACGAAGCCAACCTTAAAGTAAGCAATGCGCCTACAAATGGTTATTTTCTTTCTGCTCAAAGTGGAGACACTGGTGGAATGACTTGGGCAGCTGTTGATGCAGGCGCTCCATCACAAGTATTAGTAGATAAAAGTGTAACAGGAGGCTCAGTTACAGCAACTAGAGCAGTGTCTATGGCAGCTGATGGTTCAGTAGGAGTTTACCCAACTATTAATAGTTTTGGTACAAGAATAAATCAAACTTTACCTTTAGGTAATGTTTCTCTAGGTATTGGAGCAACTAAAGCAAGAGTAGTTTTTTCACAAATATCAGGTGGTACTAATTCTAGTCTAGATACAAATAGAGCATCTATTTATGGTAGTTATAAAAATGGTTCTGGTGTTTGGGTAGAAAATAGTACACCATTAGTTATTGATTGTTTAATGATAGCTGGTAGCCAACACTCAGAAAATGGTGGTCAACTTGCGTCATTATGGGCAGAACCAGGACAAGATGGAAAATTTGTTCTTCAACAAACAGGAAGAATGTATGTTAATCAAATTACAGCTGTTCAAGTTAATGCTTCTAATGGAGCTCCAACAACATTTGGTTCTTCTCATAGAAGAGCGGTTAATCCAGGAGGAGGTCAAGATGGTGGATTCATAAGAATAGGATTAGACTATTTTTCTTTCTGGGAAAATAATATTAATTATCCTTTGTATTGGTATAATCCAGCATCAGGTATGGATTTAATGTCAACTGGTGTAGATGCAACACTAAGAGGGCAGTTTTATACACAAGATGGTGGTATAGATAGAAAAATGCAAATAGAAGTTAGTAATAGACTTTTTTGGTTTCAAGGAAACACTTTAAATTCTATAGCTGTGTCAACTCATATGCCATCTGGAAGTAAGACTAGTACTACAATAGCAGCTGATGTCCAATCAGGTCAAGTTTCAGGATTTTTAGACAGTAGTCATTTTCTTACTTATTATAAAGATAGCTCTGGTGTATGGAAATTTAGAACCTACTCTTTTAATTCCTCTACGGCTGTCACCTCAATAGATATACATGCAGTGCCTACTGATTTTGTAGAGGCTCCAACTTTTTGGGCTTACAAAGATTCTAAAAATATTCTTGTTGCCAAAGGTGCTGGTGCAACCACTTCTTTTGTTTCAACAGTACAAATGGCATCAGACTTTACTATTGTTGGAACAAATGTAAAACTTCCTACTGTATATAATACTCAAGGTCAAATTTGGGCTAGATGGAGTGGTTCAGGAGATGTATATAATATACATTTACTAGATTCAACGGCTCAATTTACACAGCCTGTTACTGTAAATGCTTATGCTACTTCTTACTTTACTTATGGTGGAATAGCTACTGCTTCAGCTTCATCAGGCACAACACCAATTGTAGTTGCAGGAGTTGCTGCTGGATATTCAGGTTTAACAACAGGTCAAACATATTATGCAACTTCTGCTTTTGATGGAACAATATCTACTGCCACTACCGATAATAAAATAGGAAAAGCTATTAGTGCCACTCAAATTTCAATGGGAGAAATAGTATAATGAATTATCCAGTTCCAGAAGAATATAGAAAAGCATGTTTAGTTTTATTAGAAGAAACAGACTATGCAGTTTTACCAGATGTACAGTTAGTTTTGACTAACAAAGCTGACATTCTTACATTTAGAAATAAAATAAGAAATGAATACTTAGGTTTATCTACTCTTTACGGAAGTATAGAATTATTACCAGAAGTACCTAAAGCTGTATGGGGAGAAAAACTTCCAGATTAAAATGTAACAACTTAACTTAAAGGAGAACTAAAAATGGCAAAAACCAAAAAAACACCATTTGATTTGTACGAAAAAGAATACTTTGTAGAAGATTTAAACGAAACACAAACAATTTTATTTCAACACATAGGCGATTTAGAAAGAAAGACTAAACAGTTATTATTTAATTTAGACCAACTTAATGTAGGTAAGCAAGCTTTTATTGATAAGTTACATTTAAGTTTAATAGAAAAGAATTTAGTAACACCTAAAGAAGAGGAAAAATAATGGAGTATCTATTATATATTATTATAGGATTATATGTTTGGGAAGTATATCTAGAAACCCATTGGTATAAACTTAAAGAGACTGTAACTACTAAGGCTCTATGGCTTAGAGATGTAGTCTTGGATAAATTTAAATAATGGCATCACCAGCATGGACTCGTAAAGAAGGTAAGAATCCTAAAGGTGGATTAAATGCTAAAGGTAGAGCCAGTGCAAAAGCAGGTGGCTCTAATCTTAAAGCTCCAGTTAAGTCTGGTAAAAACCCAAGGAGAGTATCTTTTGCTTGTAGATTTGCAGGCATGAAAGGTCCAATGAAAGATAGTAAAGGCAGACCAACTAGAAAAGCTCTAGCTTTAAAAGTATGGGGATTTGGTTCTGTAGAAGCTGCAAGAAGTTTTTGTCAAAATAATAAGAAGTCATAAGGAGAATTATGTCAAGTCCTAAACCTAATAATCCTGCTTTATGGTCAAAGTCAAAAGCAGCAGCAAAGAAAAAGTTTAAAGTATATCCTAGTGCTTATGCAAATGCATGGGCATCTAAAGATTATAAAAGTAAGGGTGGTACTTGGAGTGGTAAAGATAACCGTGTAGCCTCTAAGAAAAAGGCAAAAAAACGTGGCTAAAGAAGGACTAGGTAAATGGTTTAAAGAAGATTGGGTAGATATAAAAACAGGGAAGCCCTGTGGTCGTAGTGGTAAGAAAGATAAACGAGGTTATCCAGCTTGTAGACCAAAGAAGGTAGCAAAGAAAATGACAGCTGCTGAAAAGAAAGCTATGTCTAAAAAGAAAACAAGTTCTGCTCGTAAAAAATGGAGTGTAACTGCTTCAGGTAAACGAAGAAAAAAGGCATAAATGAAAAATGATATGATAAGAGAGGCTGCTGAAGGTGACCTCTTAACATTTATTAAATTAGTTGCTCCTCATATATTATATGGTGCTCTTCATGAAGAACTAGTATCATGGTGGGGACGACAAGATGCTAAAGAGAATCAATTAGTTTTACTTCCTCGTGGACACATGAAAAGTAAACTAGCTGCTTATAGAACTGCTTGGTGGATAACTAAACATCCTGAGACTACAGTTCTTTATGTATCAGCTACAGCTGATTTAGCAGAGAAACAATTATATGCAATAAAACAGATAATAGATTCACCAATCTATCGTAGATACTGGGCAGATATGATTCACCCAGAAGAAGGTAAACGAGAAAAGTGGGCAGTAGCTGAAATAGCTGTTGACCATCCACAACGTAAACTAGAGGGGATAAGAGATGCTACTTGCAAAGCTGTTGGTCTTACTAGTAATACTACAGGCTTCCACGCAGATATTGTCGTACTTGATGACATTGTCGTACCAGGTAATGCCTATTCAGAAGAAGGAAGAGAGAAGGTAGGAAATGCTTATTCTCAATTAGCTTCTATTGAAAACCCGGGAGCACAGGAATGGGTTGTAGGAACTAGGTATCATCCTCGTGATATATACGATACGATGATTAATATGAAAGAAATACATTATGATGATGAAGGTGAAATAGAGTTAGAAGAAGAAGTATACGAGTTGTTCCAAAAGGTCGTAGAAACAGATGGTGAATTTTTATGGGCTAAGAGGACAAGAAATGATGGGAAGGCTTTCGGATTTGATGCAAAAGAGTTGGCTAGAATTAAAGCTAAATATATTGATACTACACAGTTCTTTGCTCAGTACTACAATGACCCAAATACTACTGAGAGTGCCCGAATCAATAAAGAGAATTTTCAATACTATGATAAGTCAGCTTTAAGTAATAAAGAAGGCGATTGGTATATTAGGGATAGAAAACTAAATGTTTATGCTGCTATTGATTTTGCTTTCTCTTTGAGAAAAGGTTCTGATTATACTGCACTAGTAACTATAGGTGTAGACCATCAAGCTAATTATTATGTATTAGATATAGATAGATTTAAAACAGAAAGAATTGTAGACTACTATACTCGTATATTACATGCATGGGAAAAGTGGGGATTTAGAAAGATAAGAGCAGAGATAACTGTAGCACAACAAACTATTGTAAAAGAATTAAAAGATAGTTATCTTAAACCTAATGGAATACCTCTATCAATAGATGAGTTTAGACCTACTAGACATCTAGGAGATAAAGCACAAAGAGTAGGTGCTGTCTTAGAACCTAAGTATGATAACTTACAAGTATGGCATTATAAAGGTGGTAACTGCCAGACACTAGAAGAAGAACTTGTAATGGTACACCCACCACACGATGATGTTAAAGATGCACTTGCTAATGCAATGTCTATATCTTTAGTACCTAAAGTAAGAACACAAATGAATGTAGGTTTAAATAAACCAAATATGACTCACAGCCGTTTCGGTGGTGTGAGTTTTAACTAAGGAAATATTATGGCTGGTGAAGTAGCAGAAATTGAAAAAGCAATTGGTGGAGAGAATCTAGCACGAGTTCTTGCAGGTTTATATAACCAGTGGTGGATTCAAAGAAATCCTAAAGAAGCAGAGTGGAGAGAGTTAAGAAACTATCTATTCGCTACTGATACTACATCTACATCTAATAGCGCACTACCTTGGAAGAATAAAACAACTCTTCCTAAGTTAACTCAGATTAGAGATAATCTACATGCTAACTATATGGATGCTTTATTTCCAAATGAAGATTGGATGAAGTGGGAAGGTTCTACTATGGAATCTTCTACTATGAAGAAACGTAGAGCTATTGAAGCTTACATGAAAACCAAATTAAAAGAAGGTGGTTTTAGAGAAATTATTTCTGATTTAGTAGCTGACTATATTGACTATGGTAATGCTTTTGGAGAAGTCCAATATGTAAATGAGTCTCATGTAGACCCAATAACTGAAGAAGTAGTCACTACATTTAATGGTCCTAAACTTGTTAGAGTATCTCCATTTGATATAGTATTTAATCCTGTAGCTAGTTCTTTTGCAAAGAGTCCTAAGTTTACTAGATATGTTAAATCTATTGGAGAATTAAAAAAAGAAGTAGAAACAAGACCAGACTTAAACTATAACAAAGGAGCTTTTAAAAAAGCTTTAGAAATTAGAAAAGCTATTTCTATGTTTAGAGTAGAAGATGTTAATAAAGCAAATGCTTTTATTGCAGATGGTTTTGGTACACTACAAGAATACTATCAATCTGGTATGGTAGAAGTTATAGAATTTGAGGGAGACTTCTATGATAAAGATGAAGATAAACTGCATGAAAATAGAATTATTACTATTGTAGATAGAAGTTATGTTCTTAGGAATATAGAAAACCCTAGTTACATTGGTCATGATACTAAACATCATGTAGGTTGGAGAAAAAGACCTGATAATTTATATGGTATGGGACCACTAGATAATCTAGTTGGTATACAATATAGACTAGACCACTTAGAGAATCTTAAAGCTGATGCTTTAGACTTAACTATTCATCCCCCAATGGTACTTAAAGGTGATGTAGAACCATTTACTTGGGGACCAGAGGCAGTAATTCAATTACAAGAAGATGGTGATATTAAAATGTTACCACCTAATCCTGCAGCTTTCCAAGTTAATAATGAGTTATCTGCTTTAATGAATACTATGGAAGAGATGGCAGGTGCTCCTAAAGAAGCTATGGGTATTAGAACTCCTGGTGAGAAGACTGCATTTGAAGTACAGTCTTTACAGAATGCTGCTGGTAGAATATTCCAGAATAAAATTAATCAATTTGAAGTAGAGTTTTTAGAGCCTATCTTAAATACAATGCTAGAAACTGCTAAACGTAATTTAAATTTACCAGAGCTAGCTAAAGTATATGATGATGACTTTGGTGTACAAGATTTCTTATCTATAACTAAAGCAGATTTAACTTCTAGAGGAAAGATAAGACCAGTTGGTGCTAGACATTACGCTGCTAGAGCACAGCTCTTACAGAACATCCTAGGGGTCTTTAATAGTCCAATTGGACAAATGATAGCTCCACATATTTCACCTAAACAATTAGCTATTATGGTAGAAGAATATATGGGCTTTGAGAAGTATAACTTTGTTAAAGATAATGCTGCAATCTTTGAAGCTGCAGAGCAAGAAAAGATAAAAATGCAAATACAACAAGACTTACAGTCTCAACAACAAGCACCAGGTATGGAAGAACAGATGCTAGACCAACAAATGCAACAGATGGAACAAGGAGTTCCTCCTGAAGTAGACCCAGCAACTGAAGAACCAATGCCTGAATAAGCTTGACTTTTAACGTAATGTGTGATATAATATTAGTATGATAGATTTAAAATCAGATAAAGGCAAAGCCTTAACAAAGATAGAAGCTCTTAGAGAAATAAGAGCTTTTTTAGAAGACCAAATAGGTCTTTCAAATAGAAAGTGTATGGATGAAGAGAACTTTAATAAACCTTCTTGGTCTGAGTTTCAAGCTTACCAAATAGGAATACAAAAAGCATATACAAAATTATTAAACGTAATACCTGACCAAGGAGATAAGTAACATGGATGAAGTAAAAACAGAAACAACTGAAACACCTGTAGAGCAGAGTACAAACGAAGCTGTACAAACAGATACTGCACCAAAAGCATTTGAGATTCCGACCGAAGCTCAAGAACTAGTTGGTGAAGGAAAAAAGTACCAGAGCCCAGAAGATGCTCTTAAATCAGTACCTCATGCACAAAAGCATATTGAGACTTTAGAGTCTGAACTTGCTTCTGTAAAAGAAGAACTGACCAAGAGACAAACTACTCAGGAACTTATAGATGAACTTAAGTCTGGGTCACAGCCAGTAGAGAATACCACTCAAAGTGCTGAGATTAATCAAGATAACGTAATGGCTTTAGTTAATGAAACATTATCTATTAGAGAAAAGAAAGCACAAGCAGATTCAAATGCTAAGCAAGTAGCTGCAAAGTTTACTGCTCAGTATGGAGATAAAGCAGAAGCTACTTATAACTCTATAGCTAAAGAACTAAATGTTACCGTTACACAACTAAATGAGCTTGCATCATCAGCTCCAAGCATTGTATTAAAAGCAGCAGGTTTATCTGCCGCTACAGCACCAGTAGGTAATACTACAGGTTCAGTTAATACAGAAGCTCTTGGTAATACTACAACTGCTCCAGCTTTATCGGCTAAAGTAGAAAGTGGTTCAACTAAGGATTTATTAAAAGCATGGGGACGAGCAGGCGAGAAAATTAAACAACAGTCTTAGGAGACTTAAAAAATGGCACAACTGACAAGTAATACTACTGCGTTCATTGAATCGCAGCAATATTCTCAGTTTATTCTTGATAACTTACACGACTACCTTCTTCCAGAAGGGATGTATCGTGATGTAACAGACTTCGGTTCAGGTACAACACTAAACATTAAAACAGTTGGTACTGTAACACTTCAAGATGCAGCAGAGGATACACCTCTGAACTTTACTAACATAGACACAGGTACTATTACCCTAGCTATTACTGATTATATCGGTGATGCATGGAAAGTATCTGATGACCTACGTGAAGATGGTTCTCAGGTAGATACATTAATGGCAATGCGAGCTATGGAATCAACACGTGCTCTTGGTGAAAACCATGAATCACGATTCTTAGCAGTAGCTAATGCAGGACAAACAGCAGCAAATCTTAATTTGGTGAATGCAAGACCTCACCGTTTTGTAGGTTCAGCAGCTGGTAATGCACGTACAATCACATTGGCTGACTTTGTAGCTATGAAATTGTCTTTCGATAAAGCAAACGCACCAGCAGGTGGCAGAATTGCAATCGTAGACCCTATCGTAGAAGCAACGCTTAATACACTTATCTCAGCAACAACAGTTGTTAATAACACTCCGCAATTCCAAGGTGTTCTTAATGAAGGTTTTGCAAGAGACCATCGTTTCGTAAGAAACATTATGGGTTGGGATATTTATACATCTAACTTCTTACCATCACTGACTGCAGCTGAAGCAATTAATGCTACTTCTGTTGGTCTTACAAATGAAACAGCAGCTATTGGCGACAAAACTAATGTATTCATGTGTGTGGCAGATGATTCATGTAAACCAGTTATGCATGCGTGGAGACGTGCACCGCAAACTGAAGGCTGGAGAGCTGAAGAAGAAAGGGGTGACAAGTATCAAGTTACTTCTAGATTCGGCTTTGGAGTTCAACGACTTGATACTTTAGGTGTGGTGTTAACTCATCCATCTAATTACTAGGAGAATATAATGGGATATGAAATCGGACCAAAAAGAGGCGTAGCCAACCATTATGGACCTCGTGGTGCTGACAACCAATATGGTGGTCAAGACAACTCGGTTGGAAAAGTAAAAGAAGCAAGTTGGGTATTTGATTATGATAAGTTACCTGCATACTCTGCAAGTAATTTAGAAATGCAAATTCCAGCTAATGCTACGGTTACTCATGCAGCTTTACGTGTATTAGAACCAGCTGTTTCTTCAGGTACAGCAAACATAACTGTAGGTTTAACTACTACAGCTGGTGCTGTTGTTGATGCGGACGGTTTAATTACTGCTGCAAATGCAGCTTATGCTAAACTTGAAGTAAAAGGACAGCGTATTGCAGGAACAGGAGCTTTAGTAAATGCTCTACCTGTAGGAACTTCGGCAGTTGAAGTAACAGTTGCAGCAGCAGCTACTTTAACAGCAGGTAAGTTTGAATTAGTTGTACATTATCAGTATAACTAAGTAATACCTCGGTGAGCCCTTCGGGGCTTACCCCTAATTTAACAAGGAAACAAAATGACGATTCAACACAAAACTATTACTGGCACTGACTTGCATGAGCCCAAAGGTGTGGCTGCGGCTGCTGCCAATAAAGTTTATGTAGCGAATGGTTCAGCATCAGGAGCTTGGTCAACATTGACTACAAGCACGATGGCTTTACCAAAAGGAAAATTCTATTTCTATAATATAGGTTCTCCTTATACTTTATCACATAGTGGTTCTACTGCAAAAGTAGCACCAACAACCATAGCTTCTGGACTAGGAAGTCTAGTTACTGAAGCAACATCAGCAAGACTAACATATACTGGAAGTCTTACAGCAGTTGTTAAGCTTGACTTTGATGTATCTTTAAAACAAGCTTCAGGAGCAGATAGAGATATAATGATTTCAGTTCATAGAAATGGTTCTGTTATTGCTGGTTCTCAAGTATTAGTAACTTCTGTTACAGGAGACCTACACCAAGCTGCAGGCTCATGTTTTTATAATGCTGCTACTGACGACTACTTTGAAATCTATGCTCAAAATACAGGAGCATCTGGTGATATGGTATTTCAAAAAGTAGGTTTAACATTAACTGCTACATAGGATAAATTATGGCTAAAATGACCTTATTAGAAATTGTACAAGATATTATGTCAGACATGGATTCTGATAATGTCAATGCAATTAATGATAGTGTAGAAGCTATTCAAGTAGCTCAAGTAGTTAAAGCAACTTACTATAGTATCATAGATGGAAAAGATTATGCTTTCCTTTATGAGCTATTTAGAATGACTGCTAGTGGTACTACTGCTAGACCAACTCATATGAGTCTACCTGAAGATATTATAGATTTAAAATATATTAAATATAATAGTAAAAAAACAGTTACAGCTAAAGATTTATTTTCAGTAATAGAATATAAAACTCCAGAAGAGTTTATGTATCTTACAGATGCTAGAGATAGTACTGCTACGACTGTTAAGGTAGTAACAGACCCTACTGGTATAACTATTAATATTCTTAATAATAAATGTCCTCAATACTTTACATCTTTTGATGATGTAACAATGGTATTTGATTCTTATTTAGCAACTTTAGATAGTACTTTACAAGCTAGTAAAACACAATGTCATGGTAAACGTTCAATAGCTTTTAGTATAGCAGATACATTTACTCCTGATTTACCAGTACAAATGTTTACTTACTTACTTAATGAAGCTAAGTCTACTTGTTTTTTAACTCTTAAACAAATGGCTAATCAGAAAGCTGAACAAGTATCAGTAACACAAAGACGTAAGATGAGTCAAGATGCTTGGAGACTACAGACTGAGAAAGGTATTATGTATCCAAACTATGGTAGAAATAGAGCTACTAAAAAGACACCTAACTACTAATGAATACTTGGGATACTAAGCCATTTATTAAAGGTGATGTGTATGGAGCACCTAAAAAAAAGAAACTTAAACGTGGTATTTATGTAAGTACTTTAAATAAACCTAAAGGTGGACAGAAATGGAAAAAGATTTCTGGTTCGTTTTCAAAACAACTTAAAAAGAGGACAGTGTAATGGTAGACTTTAGAACAGAAAAGAAAAAAAAGGAATTAACTTTAAAAGAACGACAACCTTTTACGCCTTTTGCAAATAGAACAGAAGCTAAAAATAATGCTATGTTTAGAAGGCAAAAACGTAAATCAACTGTTTCTGGTACTATGAAAGGTAAACCAGTAAATACTACTGGTGGTATGTTTAAAGCTATGGCAAATACAGAGGTAGCTAAGCAAGCAGTTAAAATGGATACTTCAGTTTATAAACCTACAAATACGACAGGTTCTCCTTATGGTGATGAGAATTTAGCAGGTAAAGGAAGACGAGGTACACCAAAAGGTAATATTGGTAACGTACAGCAAATTACTGAAGATACTAAATATGGTGGAATGCAAAAAAAAGGTAACGAATTAAAGACACCTAAAAAGAAAGCTAAAAAGAAAGAGTCTTCTCCTGTTAAACATAGAAGTCAAACTCAAATGAATTCAGCTAGAAAATCTATGGGTCAAGGGAGGTATAATTTTACAAAATGAGTATGAATAAAAAAAAGAAAGTAGTAAAAAAAACTAAAGAGAAAAAAGGAAGAGGATACTAAAATGGCACATGAGATAATTAGAAGCTATAAAACTAAAGGTGTTAAAGAAATACAGACTTATATTAAACCAGGAACATCACATTATGTATTACAATGGAGTGATGGTGGACAGTTACCAGATATACTAACAGGTTTATATACATCTTTAAATACTGTTGATACTGCTGTGTTTAAATATATTAATGAACAAAAAGAAGAAGCTGCTAAAACAAAGCTAACACCAAAAGAAAAATATTACTCTAAACAAGAACAAAAAGCTCAGGAAATCTAAATGGCTCAAAAGGGCGAAAAGGCTTTTAGGTCCTTTGTTAAGGGTCTAGTAACTGAAGCTAATCAATTAACATTTCCAGAGAATGCTTCTGTAGATGAAGCTAACTTTGTACTTAACCGTGATGGTTCAAGGTATAGGCGCTTAGGTGTTGATTATGAAACTGGTTATGCTTTAACATCTACAGGACTAACTGCTACTCAAATAGCTGAAGGTAAGCAATCATTTCATATTTGGGAGTCTCCTGCTGGAGATACTACTGTATCATTAGGTGTAGTTAGAATTGTAAATAAACTTTGGTTTATGAATATGTTAGCTCCAAGTCCTTCTAATGCTTTAAAAAATGGAGGTTCTCCTATTACTATAGGAGCTTTAGCTAATAATGATATAGAAGTTTCTATTATTAATAATAGTTGTATTATAGTAAGTAAAGATTTAGATAATCCTGTACTATTAACTTATGATAAGGCTTCAGGTAATGTAGCTCAAAGTACTGTATCTTTACAAATTAGAGATATTTATGGTGTAGATGATGGTTTAGCTATTGATACTAGACCTACTACTTTATCAGCAGGACATAAATATAACCTTAGAAATCAAGGTTGGAATAAAAACATAGTAACAGAAGATGCAGATTATCCAGATGCTTTAGTATATCATGAACATGAAACAGGACAGTATCCTAGTAATTCAGATACTTGGACATTAGGTAAAATATCTAATACTGCTGATAGTAACTTTGAAAAATATGACCCTGATACATTAGTTAAAAACTCTCAGTCTAATTTTCAAATAGCTAAGGGTTCATTTATTATAGATGCTTTTAATAGAGGTGCTGGTAGAATGAGTAAGTCTGATGTTACATCAGGTTTACCTAGTGATGCAGAACAAGGTAATATATCTACTGTAACTACTTATGCCCAACGAATATTCTATGCTGGTATTGAATCAAGTGTTTCAGGAGGAGATAGTAAAAGTCCTAACTATTCAGGATATGTCTTTTTCTCTAAGGTTATTAGAAGTAATGCAGATTTAGGAATATGTCATCAAGTAGCTGACCCTACTGATGCAGAAATAAATGATTTAATAGATACTGATGGTGGTTCTATACAGATACCTGACATCACTAAGATTGTTAAAATTGTAGCTTCACAAGCCTCGGTATTAGTTTTTGCAGAAAATGGCGTGTGGGAGATTTATGGAGATACTGGAGGGTTTATTGCAACCTCTTTCCAAGCAAGTAAGATATCTACCAACGGAGTATTTAATCCTAATGCAGTAGTAAATGTAAATGGTAACTTTGTATACTGGTCAAGAGCTGGTATATATACTCTTAAACCAGATGTTGCTAGTGGACGATTTACATCAGAGTCTTTATCATTACAAAGTATTCAAACTCTATATTTAAATATACCGGAATTAGGTAAAAATAATGCTAAAGGTTTTTATGATGAAAGAGAAAACAGAGTAAGATATTTATATAATGATAGTACTAGTTATTCAGAAACTAACTATATTAATTCATATAATAAAGAATTAATATTTGATTTAACACTGCAAGCTTGGTATAAAAATGAGTTATCAAGTTTAGCTTCTAACTCACCCTACGTAGCTGATTATGCGGATGTACCTGGATACTCTATATCTATTAGAGAAGAGACTGTAGTAGCTGGAGTTGAAAGTGTAATAAATACTGCAGGAACAGGTGTAGTTGTTAATGATGATATACCAGTTAATAGAGCAGCTCAGTTTAGTTTACTAACTATTAGAGGTACATCTTTTACACTATCTAAATATAATGGTAGTGATTTTATGGATTGGAAAACAGCAGATTCTACTGGAGTTACTTATTTAAGTTACTTAGTTACAGGTTATGAATTGTTTGGTGATATTATGAGAGAAAAACAAATACCTTATTTGTTTATGTATTTACAAAAAACTGAAGATGGATTTGCATCTAGTGGTTCAAGTTTTATATTTACTAATCAATCCTCTTGTAAAGTACAAGCACAGTGGAGCTGGGCTAATACTGCTACAGGTGGTAAATGGGGACCAGAGTTTCAAGCTTATAAAATACTAAGAAACTTTACACCGTCAGGAGTAACATCTTCATTTGACAATGGTAATAGTATGGTAGTAACTAAAAACAAACTTAGAGGCTCAGGTAAATGTTTAAGTTTATATATTAAATCAGAAACAGGAAAGGATATGAGATTGTTAGGGTGGGGATATCCAGTTACTATGTTAACAACTCAGTAAGTCTATGGAAATATTGTATGAAGAAGGTGATAATGGTTTTATAGGAATAGTGTTTAATAAAGAAATAAATGAATGGACAATGCATATAGAATGTCATTCATGGAGTCATACAAAGTTTAAAAGATATTTAAAAGGTTTAGAGGTAGCTAAACAAAAGTTAAGAGATAGAAATATTAAAAGAGTTTATGGAATATGCAGGTCAGAAAAAGAAAGAAAGTTTAACCTAGTATTTGGAGCAAAAGCAGTACCAAATGGAGTAGTATTAACAGATGATGGATTACTAAATTATTTAACAGTCTTGGAGACATAACATGGCAGCAGCAGTACCATATATAGGAGCAGTATTTTCAGCAGTAGGCACAATAAAATCAATGAGTGCTCAAAAAAAACAAGCTTCGGCTCAAAGGAGTCAAGTAGACGCTCAAAATAAAGCAGATGCAGCTAGAAATAGATACAATCAATTACAACAAAAACGTCAAAGACTCTCTGAGATACGTCAAGGTAGAATAAGACAAGGACAAGTTGAAGCTGCTACTGGTGGAGCAGGTTTAGGCGCAGGAGGTACTTCAAGTTTCTCAGGAGCTGTTGGTTCAATAGGTACACAAGTTTCTGCTAACTTAGGTAATATTAATGTAGCTGAAGATGTTGGTAATCAAATAACAGGATTAAATCAACAAGCTGCTAACTATGGTTCTATGGCTAATTCTCAGGCTTCTAAAGCTAGTATGTGGACTTCAGTAGAAACTCTTGGTAATACTACTGGGAAATTATTTAGTTAATGATAAATCAACCTCCTATACAAGAAGTTAATTTAACTAATGGAGCTCCTTATGAAGAGCCTAAAGTTAAAGAGAATGTAAGTAGCAATGATGCTTACTATGCTACTTCTTTGTCTGGTTCAGAAGACCCAGTAAGTACTTATCTAGAAATACTTCAAGGTGCGGCAGAAGAGGGTCAATCTAGCTTTATGGAATCTTTAGAATTAAAATTTCAAGAAGAAGATGATAGACAATCTCAAATAAATATTGAGTCAATGTTATTAAATCCAGAAATATCTCAAGAAGATAAAAAACTTCAATTAGAAGATTATGTTTATAAAGATAAAGTACCACCAACTATAGAACAAAGATATGTAGAAACAGTAGGTAATGAAAATCTTATTGATAATAATCAAGATGTAAATGATGAAAGTATTATGGAACAACAAGACTTGGAGACAGAAGCAGTTACAGAGTCTACTTGGTCTAATCTTTATGACTCATTATTAGAAGATAAAGAAGCTCTTCCAAAAAAATCTTTTGAAGAAAATGTAGAAGTTTTAGCTAATATGGATATAAATGCTGAAGCTAATTTAGACTATTGGGGAAAAGATAGTCTTGTTGATAGAGCTATATCTCCTGTTATGAATAATGTAGGGTTCTGGGCTAATATGCTTTTAGGAGAAAGTTGGAAATGGTTTGTTGATATAGCTGATTCATTTGGAATGTACTATCGTAATGTTATACAAGTTGATGACACTATGCAATTACCTCAACATAAAGCTGCTCTTATATTAATTGATTATTTAAAAGAAGGTACTAAATCATTAGACCCTAAAAAAGTAGCAATAGCACAAAAAGAATTAGCTAAAGATGAATCTCAGTATGGTAAAGCATTAAATAATATGACTACTATGTTTGATTACATATCTAGAAAAAATGCTGGTGATTATGATATGAAAGATAAAACAATTTCTGCTGAAGTAGGAGAACTTTCTAGAAACTTTTTATCACAAATGTTTGGTATTAGTACAGAAGATTTAGCAAGTACTGTTAGTGCTTCTGCAATGGAAAGCTTTGATGAATATATGCAAAAGGTATCTAAAAAATTAAATCCAGATGACCCTATGTTAGTTAGATTACCATTAGAAATATTAATTGGTATCTTTGGACCTAAAGGTGTTAAACATACTTATCGAGCTG